CCGCTGGTCAACTTGACGGTGTGCTTGCGTGCATAGTTGGCCTGCTTGACCCAGATCAGTCCAGCCCTGTTGTAGTTCGTAGGGGTCTGCGAGGCAACAGCAGCGGTCAGCGCGGGTGTCTCCGTGTAGTTCGAGATGAACGTCACATCGGCAATCGTCGTGGCAAACCTCTGGTAATGCTCGGCGGTGCTGAGGGAGTTGATCACGAACAGCGTCTTGCGATTCCCTGCAAGGTCATAGACCGATGCTGTTCCGTTCTTCTGGACAACTAGGATGTACTTCTCGTTCTCGTCCCGCTCGATCATGTGGACGAACGGGATGTCCGCGAGGTTGTTGTGCAGCAGGTTCCCGGAGCCATCCGTGATTGCCGCAATGTGCTCCGTTGGGGGGCGCTTGATCAGACCCTCGACTGGCGAGGGGACCGCATTGGTGATCTCCTCTGCCTCGTTAGCCTGCCGGATCGAGGGGGGCTGCTGGCTGACTCCACCGATCAGGTTAGGGATCGCGCTGGTGATCAGCATCAGTAGACTCTGTAGGAACCCTGCCGAAGGAAGGTGCGCATGATGTCCGGTCCTTGGAAGATCGTGTAGTCGCCGCTCTCGGTCTCGTACTCCATCAACTTGGCCAGCGCAGCGATCTCGTCTCCTTGCGTGAACGCATGGAGTTTCTCCGAGCCGACTACTCGATCCTGAAAGATCCTAGCGGCACGGATGTAGACGTACCTGCGTGCGACCTCAGGCATGTCATCGTAGTCCATCAGCACGATGCGGGTCACCTTGATCGGCTCCTGAAACACAAAGGTGTTGCCGTTCCTGTTGTACAGGCGGTTGTTCCTGATCGTGATGTCGTAGTTGTAGTAGGCAGGATCCATGTCCACACGGACAACGCTGTCGCCAATGTAGATGAACCCGGTGGCCGTCTCTGGGGTCAGTTCGACGTTGTCCTCGGTGTTGAACATCCATCCGTAGGACAGGACTTCCCGCATGACCTCATCGAGGATGTTCTGGGCGATCAGGGAGTCAGCCCGAGTTGCCGTCAGGGAGTTGACCGGAGGCTCCCCAATGGTGGAGAGCATGGTGTTGATCGCCTGCAACTTTGTGGTCTTTGTCAGGGGCATGTCAGGTGTCCTCGCTAAAGGTCGAACAAAAGGGGGAGGCCCAATTATTAGTTGGAACCTCCCCCTTTTTCACTCAGGTGGGAGAACTGCGGATCAGGTCGCCGTCAGTTCGTAGCAGCACTCCTCGCGGAGCACGTTGTGACCCATGGCGTACTTGGCAAGCATGAGCGTGCCGAGGCGCTCCATGATGTACTCGGACTCAAGACCGAGGTCCATCAACTTGACCGTACCCAGAGCCTCGCGGTGGAACACGATGCCACGGGTGTTGGTGTAGTTGACCAGACCATAGCCCGTACCGCTCGCGCCGTAGACATCGTTCTTCACGCCCGCATCGCTGTGGACGTTAGCCGAGGTCTCGTTGGTCGAGGGGATGTGGTTGGACTTGAAGATGCGGATGCCAGCCACGCTGACAACCTCACCACTTGCCGTGGATCCGTTGCCGTCGTTGCCGTAGTCGCGGTTGATGGCATCCTTGTTCTCGTTGACCAACTTGTAGTACATCGCCGGGGTGAGCAGGCAGAACCGCTCATCGCTGGGGACGTTGGCCTCGTCCATCTTCTGGGCCACGGTGAAGAGGCCGTTGAGGATGGTCGTGCCCGAGGGCGACGCGCCGATGCCGACCTGAGCACCAAGCAGCGTGGCGTCCGAACCGCCAAAGCGATCCGCAGTGCGACGAGCGCCAGCGATTGCAACGCGGATCAGGTTCTTGTCTGCCGTGTAGGCGAGAGCGCGACCGATCTCCGTGCTGTAGATGCTGCGCACATCGTAGTGGTTCTTCATCTCATCGATGTCGGCCACGAACACGCTGGAGACGAGAACATCATCGATGAAAATGACCTTCTCGTTGTGCTTGAAGCGATTCAGGTACTTGGACGTAGGGCTGTTGCCCGAGTCGAACGAGGTCGTGGGAGAACCCGCAGAAGCGGATGCAGCGAACAGCGAAGTGCCCGTAGCCTCCTGAAGAATCGACTCGCCGGGAACGTGGTACTTGGCATCAGCGACACCAGTGACCGGGAACTGAGCGGACTTGCCGCTGTTGATGGTGCGGACGCGGTGGAGAGGCATCATCACGTTGAACTTCTCGAACGTGGTAATAATTTCTCCACTAAAAACCTTCAGGAACAGTTCGTCGGTGTCTGCACCAAACGAACCACTGAAGGCCTGTCCGAGCCGAGACGGCTGAACAAAATCAGGCATGGTTGTTTTCCTATGAAAGGAGGTTGTGCAGATGAAAATGAGGCCGCTGACTGCGGTTGTCCCTCGCAAGGGGCCGATTGGGCGACACCTTCCCGGCTCATCTATCTACCGAGAAAGTAAAAGAAGCCCCACCCAATCAAGGGAGAGGCTTCGGGGGGTTTGGGTCTGCGTCTGGCTTACTTGAAGCGCAGGGGCGCAGCCGCTGGCGCAATGCCAGTTTCTGGTACGTCGGCAGCCCACCATCCGGCAGGGATCTCGACGCGATTACTTGACTTGATCTTGGTCCCGTCCTTCTGGACCACAAACACATGGGCCTTTACAGGCTCCGCAAGTTGGACTGGAGTTCCCGGAGGAACAAGAATCACGGTGCTTGCGCACCCGCTCATGGAAGCGATCACGGATGCCGCCAGCAGTTGGATCTGCATCTTTGGCATTTGTTTCCTTAGATACCAGACGTTCCACGAAGAGGAGAATCGCCGTGACGATCTGGGCGATCCAACCCATCAGTCCTTGGCATCCTTGGCCATGATCAGACCAATACCTGCGGTGCAGGCGGCGAGCACGGCAGCAATGTCGAAGGTGGTTGCCGGATCCCCATCAAGGAGAGCAACAACTGCCGACGAGAGTGCGGTGAGGATGGTGGCGACACCAAGAGCGGTGGTCTTCATGTTCTTGTTCATCGGGAGTTCACTCCAAGTGCGTTTGACAGGGCAACCCGTGACTCGACATCCTTGCGATACGCCGGGTCACGCGCATAGCGAGGATCCTTCATTGCGGAAACGATCTCGGCAATGCTGCGGAACGCGCCACCAGAGGGTCCAGCCACATCACCTTGAATCAGGCGACCGCCGGAGGAGCCGTTGCTTTGCTCAAAGCGGGACTTGAGTCCCTGAATGGCCATCTTGATGCTGGACATGTTGCCAGACTCGATGATGCCGTTGAAGGCGTCGATCTCGTCCTCGGGCAGGTTCTCGGCAGCCCAGTTCTGGATCTGGGTGTATGCCTCCTCGCCTCCCGCATAGCCCATCATGGTCTTGGTGTTCGAGTCCACCAGAGCCTTCTGACCATCGACGTAGGCACGGACAAGGTTCTCCGGGATGCCCATCGAGGCAATCTTCTTGACCGAATCGTCAGAAAGATCGCCGTTGTCGAAGAACTCCTTGGAGTACGCCTCTAGTGAGCCGGGATCAAGAGGTCCTTGACCAGCCGAAAGACGCTTCTCCAGTTCAGAATAAGCCTTAGCCAGTTCATTGGGGCTTTGAAACTTCTCAGGAAGCCACTCTGGTCGAGGCTGATCTGGAGTTGTTGCTTGGGTTGCAGCCTCAGGATTCTTTGCCTGAGCGACTGCTTGTGCCAGCGCGTCAGTCTCATTGTTGCTTTCTGCGGTGTCTCGGACGATTGTGATTTGCTGATGGTCTGCCATTACTGTGGTCTAAGCCTGTCCTCGGCAATGTTTCCTATGGTCTTGGCTGCCTGAGGCCCTGCCATGGTGAGCATCTGCTGCTGCATGGCCAGTTGCTGCTCCTGAGCAATCTGCTCCTCAGACTTGACGAGACCCGCCGTGTCGATACCGAGGGCTGCGGCACGGCGATTCATGTACTCACGGAAGTCTACATACGTCTGAAGCCCGCCGGGTCCAAGAATCTGTGCAATTCCCTGCAAATAGACATCTAGGCGGTTCAGGTCATTGCCTCGCCCAAGGGCATCGATTCCGGTCACAATCGTGGGGGTGACCATCTTCTTGTCGATCTTGGGCATCTTCTTGGCCTTGGCAAGCCTGTCGATGATGCGGTTCACCAGCGGCAACTGGAACTCCTGCGAGAGCAGGCTGTAGATGCCTCCGAGTTGGCGCTCGATGCTCTGGGTGACCAGCCGGATCTCCTCTGCCGTCACGCGCTCCGCATTGCGGATGGACGCCTCGGTCAGCAGGAAGGCGTAACTCAGGCGCTCGTTGATGGTGTTCATCGTCTGGAGCGCAACCGTGAGGTCAGCAGCCTTGGCGACCTGAAGGACGCTTACGTCCGCTGCATTACCCTCGATAATTGCGCCGTTGGCAGACTGGGCCAGTTTCTTCGGGCGGGTGGTGCCCACCGGGTTAACAAGGAAGAGGACCTTAGAAGAGGCTGCTGCTGCCTCGACAATGCTCTTGGATAGACTTTCGAGGGAGACCAGATCACCGTAATATTGCTCAACGTAGCCACGAC